ATCTTGACACATTCCTGATTTCAAGAATTAAGAATATAGCCCCAATCTGTGCCAACCTCTACCAACTGTGCCACATGCTTCCACTTCCTGGAAATCCATTGCCGGATAACAGATTATGTACTCCTTTGCGGCAAAAGGAATACGTAACGAAAAGAAAGAGAGTATGGAAATTTCAGTCGCAGATAATCGACTGACGGCATACCAGACAATGATTACCGTATCAGCGCAAAACGCTGCCACTTTCTGGAAATCCATTGCAAGACAGTAGATTATGTATTCCTTTGTGGCAAAAGAAACAGTAACAATAAAAAAGTATGTATATGGAAATCGTATCTATTGAAAGAAAGACTTTTGAGGCGATGGTCGCCAAGTTCGACCGTTTCGTCAGTCGCATGGATGCCATCTGTCGTCGGCACGAAGAGAAGAAGATGGGCGAGTGGATGGACAATCAGGACGTTTGCCGGATGCTCAACATCAGCCCACGCACATTGCAGACGCTTCGGGATAATGGGACGCTGGCTTATTCGCAGATAAACCACAAGACCTACTACCGTCCCGATGACGTGCAGCGTATTGTTTCCGTTGTGGAGGACAGGCGGAAAGAGGCGAAATTCAAAGGAAGAACGATATAAACTTGATGAAATGAACGAAGTAAACTAACTATACCCACTAAATCCAAAGTAACATGAATGAACTGATTAACAAGGACAACGAGTGGATAATCCACTTCATGGGCAGTCTTGACCGTCTTTTGGACAGCTTCGAGCATCTGACCGCCAATTACCGCCCGACACTGAACGGCGAGCGTTTCTTCACTGACAAGGAGGTGTCGGCACGGCTGAAAGTGAGCCGCCGGACACTTCAGGATTACCGGAACGAAGGGCGCATAGCCTATATCCAGTTAGGCGGTAAAATCCTCTATCGTGAATCCGACATCGAAAGGATGCTGGCTGACAGCTACCACGCCGCCTATCGGTTGACAGGCACATGATTTTCTTGAAGGAGTGCAGTTTGCCGTCTGCCCTATGATTGCGTCAGCAATGGACTTTCGGCAAAAAGAAAAAGGAACGGCTTACGGATGGAGCGTCAAAATCCCGCTTCGTCTGTAATCCGTTCCTCTCTTCTTTCTTCTGATTTCCCGCCAGTCGCTTGTTTCCGTTGCCGGATGCTCTTCAAGCGTATGGCAGGCAATGGCAAGGTTTTCGGGTTGAATACGCTCCACAGGAGGAAGATTCCACCCGAAACGGCTCTGCCGCCCGACCTTGCCGCTGCCGTCAAAGCCATGCGCTACCTTTGCATCCGTGCATCGGAAACGAGTGGCTGACGGGATGAACCTCAACTATACCATTGGTTGTTACCTCTGACGCTGGCAACAAACAGTGTAATCGGTGTAGCTTTCTTAATAGTGCTAATTTCATTTATTATAAACCGTCTGAACAAGACACTCTCTTTACTGCATATCCTGAATGCAACGGCTATAATCACTTCAATGTTATAGACATCGTAACTGATGCCATCCGGTTGCTTGAAATACTTCATCGTATCAGTCTCACTCAGCTCCTTGTTCTTGTAAATGGCGTGTATCGCCTTGCGAATGTCGCACGAGAACATCTCGAACAGGTCGGCTATCTCGAATTGTGTCATCCATATGGGTGCTGTCGGCATAATGACTACACCCGTTTCACTGATTGTTATTATTCCTCTGTCCATAATGTACTGAATTGATACTGTTTACTTATTGTTGTCTGTCTTTTCACCGGTAGATTGTATTTTCCTGCGTTCCATCAGCTTGTCCATGTCCTTTGAGATTTTATCATCGGTTATCCGTGCATACCCCTGTGTCGTCCGGATATTGGAATGCCCCATCATCTTGGCAATACTCTCTATAGGTATATCCGCCGAAATCAGGAATGTTCCGAAGCTGTGCCGACTTTGATGATAGCTCAAATTTTCCTCTTTGCCTATGATAACACCCATCTCGTGGATATCAAACCAGAGGGCATCCCGATTGGGAAGCGGGAACACGGGATGTTCATCGTCAGTCGTGTTGTACAGCGACAATATCCGCTCCGCTATGGGATGCAGTGGAATGAACGCCTCTATCTTTGTCTTCTTGCGGTTGATGCGGATGTACCGCCTACCGTCCGCATTCGTCCCGATATGATGTGGATGCAGGAGCATTATATCCACATACGCCAGTCCGGTAAGGGTCGAAAAGATGAAAGCCCGTCTTGCCAGTTCCATCCGCTTGTCATACATCGGGGTGGAAAGTATCTTCTTGAACTCCTCACGGCTGATATACCTGTGCCTTGCCTCCGGCTTGGTTTCATATTCCATTTCCTCACAAGGGTTCACGCGGATAATCTCCTTATCAACTGCCAGATACAGCAGGCGGTTCAACCAACGCAGGCAATGGTTGGTTTGGGAAGCCCCGAAATTCTTGCATCTCTTCAAAAACGCTTTGTAGGCTTTGCCGAAGTCTTCCGTGACTTCTTCAAGGCCTATGTCTTTCTTGCCCAAAGACATGAGATAATTTGTCAGGTACTTCTGGTAATACATTGAACTCCGATAGGAAGAAGTTGAGTCTATTTCCTCGGAATGTTTCTTCAAACGCTCCCTTTCCCATTCCCCCATTTGCAGGAGGGTCGTCGGATGGATGTTGTTCAAGGTGATATGGTTCTTCAGCATCTCCGCACTGACCACACCTTGCGATTTCAATATCTCATTATAGGCTTCTTCCATCAGGCGCAGGTATTCCCGTAAACGGTTGTTCTCCCTTGCGGACTTTATCTCGTTCTTCCTGCCGTTCCAGTCTTCCGGTCTGCAATAAATTCCGGGACTGATGACGGTCTGTTTGCCGTCAATGGTTATACGACACAATACGGCGGTCGTACCGTCAGCCTTTACCTTGCTGCGGTTGATGTAGGGTAATAATGAAAATGTACTTCGCATATTATTCTTTAAGTGTTAAAGAGTGAGTTTGAAATCTTCGGTCGCTTTAATGAACTTGTCCATGTCCTCAAATAGTTTTTTCGGGCTTACACGGGCATATACCTGAGTGGTGGAGATATCGGAGTGTCCCAACATCCTGCTGATGGTCTCTATCGGAACGCCTGCTTCAAGCGTTATCAACGAGGCAAAGCTATGGCGGGCCTGATGGTAGCACAAGTCATCCTTGATTCCTGACAATGCCGCCAACGCTTTCATGTGCCTTCTGAGATTTGACCAGCGAAGTAAAGGAAACAAGGTTTTCCTGTCCTCACTATGGTACTTATTGATAAGCGCAATAGCTTCGGGCAATAGTTTTACGCTGGCACGGAGTTCGTTCTTCTTTCTGCGGTATTTCAGCCACAAAGCCCCGTCCTTATCCGTATATAAATTGGTATGTGTAATTGAAACGACATCTGCATAAGAGACTCCGGTATAGCATCCGAAGAGAAACATATCCCTTGCCAGCATGTGGGATTTGCGGTAAGCAGGTATTTCCACATCCCGGATTTTCTCAAACGATTCACGGCTTAATGCCCGTGGTGTCGTTTCAGTCTTCTTCGGCAAGGTAAAATGCTGGAAATGGCTCCTGTCGGCATACCCCTTCTTATAAGCCAGACGGCATATCTTCTTCAGGATGGCAAGATGATGGCGGACGGTATCTATCGCATATCCCTTGTTTTCCATAGCGAATGCTTGATAGTCGTGGATGAACTGTTCCGTCAGTTGCCCGAATGACAGGTCCTTGACCTTGTACTGATGCTCGATGAACTCTCCGAGGGTCAGACGCATATAGTGATAGCCGGGATAAGTTCCTTTCGCGCGGTCTATGCCGATACGGGCTTTGAGGTCGTCACAGACAACATCCGTCATTTTCATGAGAGTCATCTGTGTTTCCATGCTGCCTTGAAAATGATTCTTCACATCGGTGGCTTCAAAATCCACTTTACGACTCACAAGGCTGTTGAAAGCGTTGTTCACCGCCAACAGTAGTTTTTCAATCCTGGCATTGGTTTCCACCGCTTCCTTGCTCTTGCCGTTCAGACGGCTTTCACGGGGATTCCACAGTTCGGGAGTGCAGGACAGCTTAGATCCGAACTGCGACATCGTGCGGTTCACGGTTATGCGTCCCATGATGGGAGCCTTGCCCGACTTGTCCAGTCCGCTCTTTTTGAGGTAGAGCAGCACCTTGAATTTTTCTACTTTCATACGCTTATATTTTTTAGTGCAAAATTACTTGCCGTAT